TCTCCAGCGCAGCAGCAGATCGCAGAGGACGCTGGCAAGCTTGCAGCAGACGCGTCCGGCTTGGCGCGTTCAGCGATCCAGCTCGACCCCGACATGCTTAGCGAAATCTTTCAGCCAGCCGGTGAGGCGCGCTCTGCTGGCGCTGCCGCTACTACGCCAGCTGGTGAGGTTACGCCATATGCAGATGTGGAAGTGATTGACCCGCGCGATCTTATTGGCGCTAAAATCTCGCCAACGCCTGCGGATCTAACGCGCGCTGGCACGTTTTATGAAGGCATTGACGCGGCAGGAACAACGCGCAGAACGCCGTTGCAAGGTGGCCCGTTGTTCCCGTTGCAAAAGCAATATTCAGATGCGGAGATTGCTTGGCTTGTTGATAGCGCAAGTAAAGGATCGACAAAACTTGGCAAAGATAGCGATTTTGTTGCTGTCACTGCAATGTCGCCGCAAGCCCATCAATCCAATGCGTCAATTGCTGATGCATATATGGGAACGCTTGAAGCGTATATTCAGTCAGGTCGATTGCCAGATGAAAATGTTAAGCAATTAAATGATGTGGTGTCAAATTTTGGGAAAACTACAGTTGACCCAGAATTGCAAAAGCTGAGCGGGTTTGTTGGGTTTGATAGCCCATTTTTTAATGAATTTATGCGGAATGCAACATTTCCGCAGCGGGAAGCCATTTCAAAACTTATGACGTCTCCAAAAGCAATGGCAATTGGCGGCCCTAATTTCCAAAAAGTTTTAGACGCGACAATCCAACCAGAGTTTGCCGGAAGTAATCTTGGCGATGCGTTGTTGCTTCTTGAGCTTGATAAAGGTCGCGGCTTGTTAAACTTGGAATCAGAGAAGCTGCCGACGCATATGTCTTACGACACTGGGCTTGGAGGTCGTGTTGTAGGGCGTTTTGAAAACCCAGTCTCACGCGGTTTATTGTTCCCAAGTTTTGAAGCAGAATATTCATCGCGGCCAACAATGCTTGATAAATCAGGCAATGTTGACGAAGCGCGCATGGCCTACTCATTTGGGCGCGCTCTGCCATCGGAAAAAGTCACGCCAGAAGGCGCGCGTAATATTTTTGAGGCAACGCAATATTACAGCATTGAGCAACCGCAGCAGGCTCAACTGATTGATCAGGCTTTGCGTGGAAACTGGAAAACATCTAGCATCCCAAAAACTAAAGGCGGCATCTCTCCTGTAGATTTCGAGCGCGCGTTGCTGCGCAACCCGTCTCTGCCATCCCTAGAGCCATACACAGCAAAAGATGTGACTGCCGGTAAAAAGGCTGGCGACTTTGAAGTGTTTCAGCTTGGTGATGCAGATTTATATTTTGGCTTGAAGAAAAATCCAGACTACACATGGATGAACGACGGGAAGCCGATACCTGAGCTTGGCGATAATGAGATTGATCTTGTTGCCGTGATTAGCAACGAGATAGGGGCCAAGGGTGTGGCGTCACCCGCCGTTATGGGGAAAGCTATTGAGCAAGGCGCGTCTGTGCTGAACGCATTTGCGGTGCCAAGTAAACGTTTTCCAGAAGGTTTCTTGCCAAACGTTTATGGCGGCTATGGATTTAAAGAGCTAAAACGTATACCATTTAGCAAAGAATATTACATTGAAGAGCGCGGCCAAGCCGCGTATGACGATCTTCTGCGTCAGTGGCGATCTGAAGGCTGGGATGAGGGCCAAGGGTTTCCTGACGTTGTTTTGATGAAATGGAGCGGAACAGATGAACAAAGAGCAAACGCAAGTCAGCGCGTTTTTGAGCAGGGTTTTGAAGGTTTTGGGGCCGGAAAAGACGTCGGCTCTATCAGATCGGCAGGACAGAATGTTGAGCCAAGCGTACAGACGCCTTCTGGATCGCAAGCCAGCGGCTCAAATATCGGAAGCGGAGATACAGGGCCAGTACGACCTAGTGGTGGAGCATCTAAGCCCAGCCGCATACGAAGTGCTGCCACAGAGGTAAGGCAACTTACCCCAGAGCAGCGCAGAAACCTTGGATTGCTAATGATGGAATATTGATATGCCCATAACAACATACGCAGAGCTGCAATCCAGCATCGCAGACTTCCTTGACCGCGATGACCTGACGAGCGTCATCCCGACGTTTATTTCGCTGGCCGAGGCAGACATGAACCGGCAGATACGCCACTGGCGTCAGGAGAAGCGCGCCAACGCCAACATCGACACGCAATACAGCGCCGTGCCTGCAGACTTCTACGAGGTAATACGGATGTATATTACGTCGGGCAACACGCAGCCGCTTGAGCTGCTGAGCCAGTTTCAGCTGCTGGAGCGCAAGCGCCGCACGGCCAACGCCACATACGAGCCGCGCTACTACGCGATCACGGCTGGCGAGATCGAGGTATTTCCCGTTCCCGATGGCACATATGCGACGGAGCTATACTACTACGCCAAGATCGACGCGTTGTCCGACAGCAACACGTCAAACTGGCTGCTGCAATACTTCCCCGACGCCTACCTATACAGCTCGCTGATACATTCTGCGCCGTACCTGAAAGACGACGCGCGCATCCAAGTCTGGGCATCTTTGCAGGCAAACGCAATTGGTGGTATAAATGCAGACAATGAGAAAGCGAAATTCGGCGGATCTGGTCGCCGCATGAAAATAAAGGCGTATTGAGATGAGCTTCACCAACACCTTCGAGACAACCGTCCTTACATGGTCGTTTACCACTGGCAGCGCGACACGCCCGACCGAGTGGCACACCGCGCTGTACACCGTTGCGCCATCTGATACCGGCGGCGGCACAGAGGTATCCGGCGGGGGCTACGCGCGTCAGGAGACGGCGTTCACCGTGTCAGGCAACACCGCGTCAAACACATCCGCTGAAGAGTGGCCCGTTGCCACGGCAGGATATGGCACCGTTGTTGCGGTCGGCGTGTTCGACGCTGCCACGGGCGGCAATCTGCTGGCCTACGCCAACCTGACCGCCAGCAAGACGATTGACACGGGCGACGTGTTCCGCATTCCTGCGGGCGATCTCGACATCACGCTAGACTAATGACGTATCGCAGCGGCTACGGGCGAAGCACCTACGGCAGCTACAATTACGGCTTGGACGGCGCTATTATTGGCGCCGCCTCCATTATTGCCGTCACGTCTGCCACCGCCGCCGCGTCTGTGCGAGTTCGCGGCGCGGCGTCGATCATCGAGACGGTTACGACCACTGCGTCTGCTGCTGATCGCGTCCGAGAGGGCAGCGCCACCATTGCCGTCACGTCAGGCGGATCTGCGTCCGGCGCGTTTGTCGTTGCTGGGTCTGCCACGATTGCAGCGTCTGCCAGCGTTACGGCTGCGGCTGAGCGCATACACCTTGGTTCTGCTGCCATATCTGCTGCGGCGACTGTTGCTGCGTCTGGCTTGGTGGTTCGTGATGGCGCTGCCGCGATTGCTGTGCAGGCGTCCACAACTGCAAGCGCCGTTGCGATATACGAGGACAGCGCCACCGTCGCCTGCGTAGCAACTGCGACGGCCACATGCAACCGCGTGCAGATCGACAGCGCAACCATCGTCTGCGCGGCATCTGTGGTTGCAAATGGACGCAAAAAGTGGGAAGATGAACCCAGCACGCCAGAAAGCTGGTCGGCTGTTTCTCCCACATCGACGGATTGGACACCAGCCACGGCATCTGGGCAAACTTGGGCCGATGCGGCATAGGAGATAGAACATGGCAGATACGACCACCACAAACTATGGCTTAGTTAAGCCCGAAGTCGGAGCGTCAGAGGACACTTGGGGAACGAAAATAAACACGGATCTCGACAGCATTGACACGCTATTGGGTGATGGTGCGCCGCTCCACATTGATACGACAAATGATCGGGTTGGCATAAACAGCGCAAGCCCAACTGTATCTCTTGATGTAGTTGGAACAGGTAGGTTTCTAAAGACTAACAATGATTCAAACCTTATACTTGAGACTACTGATACTGATGCCAATGCTGGACCAAAACTTGAACTACTTAGAAATCCATCAGAGGCAGGAGTTGATAATGACCTCTTGGGAATAATACAGTTTCGTGGTCTAAATGATGCATCTGAGAACACTAGATGGGCTGAGTTCGATACTAGGATTGTTGATGCATCTGATGGTACTGAAGATGGTCGTACACAGTTAGCCGTAATAAAAGATGGTGCTCTTGTAAGTGCATTCAATGCTGACATGGGCATAGGTGAAGTCGTTATAAACGATGGGTCTAAAGATATAGACTTCCGTGTTGAAAGTGATAATGATGATACTGCTTTCTTCGTAGATGGTGCAACTGGAAACGTTGGTATGTCTGTATCTAACCCCGACAGCCATGCCCCACAGACACACAACCCCGATAAACGTAGCTTTGTTAATTTCTTTGGTGGTGGCACACAGTTTGTTGCAGGTAGATCGGACACTGGCGTTGCGGCAGGGGATTACATTGGCGGTTACTTACTTAAAACCAACGATAACTCTGTCCATAAATTTGGTGGCATGATTGCTACTGCGGATGATACTTCAGGTAATGGAAACCTAGAGTTTTATGCCGTAAGCAATGCATATGAAAGTGCATTAGAAGGTCATATGCAGCTTGATGATACTGGTGATTTATTTCTCAGGACTGGCGGTATAAGAGCAGGTAGAAGTCACGGCGGTGTTTATACTTCTACGGAAGAAAGTATTGTTATTTATCATACTGGATCAGGAAGTAATGACACAGCTACATCTATAACATCCAGAGATGGAACTGCTGGTGATCCGGTATTTAGACACCAACGTCAAGGTACGATTAAATCTGAAATAGAAGAAAACGGCGACTTCTTATCTGCTACTAACTCTTACGGCAGTACATCAGATCAACGCCTAAAAGAAAACATTGTAGCTGCTAGTTCTCAGTGGGATGACATCAAAGCATTGCAGTTTAAGAACTACTCTATGATCGAAGATAAGTTAGATGCACCAAATATGTTAGGTGTTATGGCACAAGACCTTCAAGCTTCTGGAATGAATGGCTTGGTTAAGCAAATCTTCCAAACTGATCCCGAGGATAATCCAGTTTTAGATGCAGATGGAAACCAAAAAGAATTTCTTTCTGTAAAGTACTCTGTTCTCTACATGAAAGCTATCAAGGCATTGCAAGAAGCTATGGCTAAGATCGAAGTCTTGGAAACTAAAGTAGCTGCATTGGAAGCTGGATAACTCCCAACGCATAACGAAAACGCGAGGGGCAGCAAAACGCTGCCCTTTTGCGCATCAAATGGTCATGTGTTACACTGCGGCAAGCGCGCAACACCAACGAGGCAACGATGGCCCTGATTAGATTAGACGTACCCGCTGGGGTTTACCGCAACGGCACCGACTTGCAGAGCATGGGGCGTTGGCGAGATGCCAGCTTGGTGCGTTGGATCGACGGCACGATGCAGCCGGTCAAGGGTTGGCGCACAAGATCCGACACCGCCACCGCAGCAAAAATGCGCGGCATGATAAACTGGGCAGACAATTCAAACGACCGCTGGTATGCCGCTGGCACGTATAACAAGCTTTACGTCTACGGCGGCAGCACCGGCACGCAATACGACATCACGCCGACAGGCTTAGCCACTGGCCGCGAGGATGCTGCCGCGTTTACCGGCTATGGCGGCAACACATATGGCAATTACGCATACGGCGTTGCGCGGCCAGACACGTCACGCATTCAGCCCGCAACGGCGTGGAATTTGCAGTTGTGGGGCGAATACCTGCTGGCCAATAATCGTGATGACGGAAAGGTCTACGAGTGGCAACTGGACAACACTGCAATCGCTGCGCAAGTCGCCAATGCGCCAGTTAACAACCGCAGCATTGTCGTGACGGAAGAGCGCTTTCTGATGTGCCTTGGCGCAGGCGGCAATGTGCGCAAGCTGCAGTGGTCAGACCGCGAAGACAACACGACTTGGACGCCGTCAGCGGTAAACGAGGCAGGCGACATTGAGCTTGCGACTGAAGGCGAGATCATGGCTGGCGTGAGCGTGAAGGGCCAGACGCTTATCCTGACGACGCGCGACGCGCATGTCGCAAATTACGTTGGCCCGCCATATGTGTACGGCGTGGAGCGCGTTGGCTCTGGATGCGGTCTTGCGGCAAACTTAGCGTATGCCAGCGTAGACGCCGGATGCTTCTGGATGGGCGTACACGCGTTTTTTGCGTATCTCGGCGGCCAAGTGCAGGAGATGCCGTGCGACGTGTCTGACTACGTTTTCAACGACATCAACCGCGCGCAGATCAGTAAGGCGTTTGCCATGTCAAATAGCAATTACGGCGAGATATGGTGGTTCTACCCGTCCAGCTCTTCTACTGAGAACGACCGCTACGTTGCATATAATTACGTGGAAAATACGTGGACAATCGGAAACTTGGCGCGCACCGCTGGATCTGATGCAGGCACGTTTGTATATCCGCTGATGGCTGACCCCTCTAATAATAAGATATACGAGCATGAAGTTGGATACGACTATAGCGGCGCAATGCCCTTCGCGGAAACCGGCCCGATTATGCTTGGCTCCGGCGATAATGTTGTCAGCGTGACGGAGATGATTCCCGACGAAAAAACGCAGGGCGATGTCAGCGCCACGTTTAAGACGCGTTTCTATCCCAACGGCACAGAGCGATCATATGGCCCGTTTAACATGTCCAACCCAACCAGTATGCGCTTCACGGGGCGTCAGGTGCGGATGCGTGTTGATGGAGAGCGCCTTGGAGACTGGCGCGTTGGCGTGAATAGAGTAGACGCTGTTGCGGGTGGACGCAGATGACGCAACAGTACC